TGCTACAAGGCCGATGAGGATGAGTACGGGGGCGCCGACGAGAGCAAGGACAAGAGCAAGCGTGCCGAACGTGACGAGGAGCGTTCCGATGACCGTGATCAATGCGCCAAGAACGCCCACGAAGACGAGTATGCCTTCGGTGAGCTTCTGATGCTTCTGGGTCCAACTGTCGACCGCATCGATGATCTTCACGATGATCTCTAGAAGCTGAGTGAGCAGCGGCATCTGCGTTGAACCCATATCGGCGAGGAGCTTATTGAAGCTCTGCATGGCAACTGCGAGTTGGCCGGTGAGGGTCTCGGCGTAGGCCTGAGCCTGCCCATTGACTGCGCCCTGCACTGCCTCGAGCGCAGCCATACCGGACAGTCCATCCTTGATCTGGATGCCATATGTGGCGAGCGCGCGGCCCTGGCCGTTCATGGCGAGGATGACCTGATTTGTGGCGGTTGCAAGATCGATATTCTTCGCGCGCGCGAGGTCCATCGCCGCCTGATTCACCTGCAATGCCTCGCTCATGCTTTTTGTCGCGGTGAACGCTTGTGAAAGACTGCGCGTGCTATCAGCGATGGAGAACCCGAGGGATACGCTCGCATCCGCCTGGGCCTCAAGCGTGGAAACGATGTCGCCAGCGGACTGGCCGTTCAACTGCTGTGCGTTCGTGAGAAGGTCAAGCTGCTGCTGGTATTTCTCGATGTTCGCCTCGGCAGTGGCGATCGTCGCGGATGCCTTCTCGTGTGCGGCGGCGACTGAGACTGTGCTGCCAGTGTTCTTATCGAGCGCGGCGGTTGCACCCGCGATAGATGCTTTATAGCCGTCGATCTTATCTTTTAAAAACTGCACTTGCGTCGCATACGCCCCCGAAGAATCGGAGGCGCCTGTCATCGCATCGGTGACCGCCTGCTTCAGGTTGTCCTGCGATTCCTGCACGTTCGCGGCTGCGTCGACAACAGTGCCATATGCTGCTTCGATGGCCGCTCCCACGATCGTGAGCTGCGTGCCCGCCGCGATCGCGGAATCGGCGACCTCCTTGAGATTATTCTTCGCGCCCTGAAGAGCGCCGGCGGATTCGTCGACGGCCTGGATGAGGATCTCAAGTATGGTCTGCGATGATGCCATGATTGGCTATGATCTGAGATAGTCTTCGATGCTGCGGTGAGCGCGGTTTGCTATGCGGAAGACCTTCCACACTACGAAGAGCGCCACGAGCACAATGAAGACGAGTATTGCGATAATTACGGATTCCACTGGTGAGGTAGATGCTTTATTTATGCGACCTTTGCCTTAACGATGCAACGAAATTGGAACGTTGGCAAGGGCGCTATTTCTTGTTGCGTCGGTCTGATTCCTCCGCTTCTTCGCGAAGCATGAGCATGATCTCGTTGATGAACCACGTGGGCTGGTCCTGATACTCCTCCCATGTCCAGCCAAACTCGCGGCAGACAAGCACGGCACGTTCGACTGGATGGAGATCGGCTCGGCCCTGGGCGAAGAACTCGTGCCACCGAAGTTCTCCGCCCTCTAAAAATTTCCGCCGGCGAGATCCTGAACCTGTTTGAGGATGAACGCCTTCTCTGATGCGGGCAGATCTTGGATGCGTTCGAAGATGTTCTCGGTATTGTCGTCGAGGGAGACGACAGCGGCCTCGATGAGCTTGTTGTTGCGCTGGAGCGCGAGCGTGTATGGCACGGATACCGTGTCGCTCGCTTCGCGGTCCTTAAACAGTTCTCCGAGGATTGCGTCGGCCTCGCGACCGGTCAGATACGTCTTGACGACGACCTTATGACCTGCGGGGGTCGTGGCTTCTTTCGTTTCTCTTTCTTGCATGGTGGTGAGGATTTGGTTGATTCGACTGATGTGCTACGCGTACGTGCCGCTCACGGTGTTCGTGAGGACGATCGTGATCATCGCGCTGTCCGCGGGCTTGTAGGTCGCGCGGAACTTCACTGTCTGGTAGACGAGGTCCTTGACCTTGATCGGGCGCGAATATTCCGAGAAGAACACCTGATTGAGCGTGATCTTGAGCTCGGGGTGCGTGGGCACAACACCGAGATTCACGTCCGTATTGATGAGGTCAATGAGCATCGCCTGGCCGACGTTCGGTGTCGCGAGCGCGATGCTCTTGAAGTCCGTGTTGTTCTGGAAGATGGCCTCGAACTGGCCCTCGACCTTGAACTCCTTGTTGAGGAAGTCCGCCGGGGCAACGCTACCGAGGACCTCCTGATCCTCGATGTTCGCGTCGATCGAGAGCTTGATGCTCTTGAGCGCTATCGCGGATGCGCCAGACAAGCCGGAGATCGCGGTGGCGATCTTGAAAGTCATGTACTGCGGGATAAAGCGGTTCTCGGTGAGGAGCGACGGGCTGAACGTCGACTGCGACGCGCCTTTCTGGGCGCGCACCGAGAGTGACAGCTCCACGAACTTCTTCAGCTCCGCGTCGAGCTCGAACTTATGGACGACGCCGTTCGCGTGCGAGTAGTCCGTACCCGAGAGCGGATCATGAATGAAGAAGGTGAGCGACTGATGCTGGGCGGATTCCCCGACGGTGAACGTGTGGTCGTACACCGAACTCTCGCCGGCGTGAGTACCAACCGCCTGCGCACCGAGCGCACCGAGGAGAAGAAGCCCTGAGCTCTGATCGGTGAGCGGCAATTTGATCGTGCCGTCCGCGTAGTTCTTCACGCGGTACTCGCCGATCGAGTTCTCGATTATGCCGGTCGCCTGGTCTGCGACGGCGTTATCGAACTTCTCGTCGAAGGAGAGATCGTCGAAGGGGAGCCAATAGGTCGCGGTCGTGATCGGCGTGCCGCGCACAGATTCCTTTGCGAGGCCGAACGCGAATAGCCTTCCGATTCCTTTCTGTGACATGGTTGTTATTCGTTATTGGTTTCCTCGACCTTTTCTGCCGGGCTCACCGGCTTCCGTTTTGCGAGATATATCTGCTCCGCGTCCTGGAGCGTTGCCGCGCGAACGCTGATCGCCTGGTAGCCGTTCGCCTCCGGGTAGAAGTACTCGTTCTCGATGACGGATGCGGCGATGACGGTCGTCGGAAGGACACCTTTGTTCTCGGTATCCTCGGCGCTCATTGATTTGTTCTGCTTGTTGAGAATTTCCACGTTGGTGATAGATAGATTTATTGGACTTCTGCTGGGACAACGACCTTTGCCTTGAGCGTCACGTAGAACACGACGTACGTGATGGCGTTGCTACTCACTGGGCCGGGCGGTTCGAGGATGGCGGGAGACACGCCACCGACCGATGACCCTTGCAACGTCACGTCGTTGTCGAACACCTGCAGCGTCTGGTCGATGAGCGATTCGAGGTAGGTCGGATCGGTCGACGGCAGGTTGTCAGGGGTCGTGATAATCATGACATACCATGTGTATTCGCGCACGTTCGTGGCTGTGTCTAAGTACTCCGAGGCGCCCACCGTCGGCGGAATCACTAGTGCGGCAGGAAAATTGCCCCACGTGCGATCGAGCGGGTTGAGCTTAGAAAAATCGTCGACGACGATGGACCCGAGTACGCCGGAATCCACGAGCGACTGAAGATCGTCCACGAGGGCCTGCTTGATGGTTTGGGCTGGGGTGTTACTCATTGGCGCGTGTTGCTATGGCTTCGGTGACCGCATAGAGAGCGTCGTTAAAGAGCGTCTCGATCTCGGGTTGAGCGGACGCGATGATGCGTTCCATGAACGGGTTTGCCTTCGTGCCAGGGTGATGGACGAGCGTGCCGTAGATGACGCCAGTCTTGGCGTTCGCGAGCACGCGCTTATTCACGGGCCTTATCTCATGCGGCGCAGTGCCGAACTCGACATCCGGGGCGTATTCCGCGCGTGGATACCAGCGGGCCTGCAGGTTGCCGGACTCGAAGGCCCAATTCTGGACGAGATAGCCAGAGCGGATGGGTACCGTCGCGGCCGTTGTGAACTTGGCGAGGATTGCCTGCGTCGCGACGATCGCGCGTTGGACGATGGGAATCGCGATAGTGGGAAACTGCGCGAGCGCCTCCTGGAGTTTCGGAAGATTAGGGATCTCAACCTTGAACGTAGTGTCAGCCATGGTTAGAAGACAAGTGCCGGGCGACGATACCGTTCAAGGGTGTCGAGATCGATCATGTCGAGGTCGTTGCGGAACGCGACGGTCGCTCCAGCGATGGACTCACTCGCCTTTCCCGCAAGGCCGCGGCGTTTGAAGATTCGCTCGACGATGTTCTCACACGTGTTCGTGAGATCAGCCGGAAGCTGGTGAGTACTGCCATTCCCGGCATTCAGCCAGTCCTTCGGATACCCGGCAACGTAGGTCGCGCGGATCATGTTGTTGTAGAGGCCTGGAATCGAGCCATAGACGTGGATGATGCCCGAATGACCTTGCTGGTCGAGCTCGAACTGATCCTGGATGAAGTCGGTCCAGTTCGGATTGCTCGGCGTCCCGGAGCGCCACTGGAATGAGATGAGGCCAGAGATCTCGAACACTGCGCCGGAGAGTGTCGTACTCGCGGGCTGGCTCATGGTGACGGTGCTGCCGGATACAGCGGCGACGACGGTCCCCTGCGGAAAGAGTCCCTGAATGGCGTAGAGCGGCATACCCGCGACGATGCCCGTCGAAGGCGTTATGTTCTGCGCGATCGCCGACCCCTGCGTGAGATTGGCACTCACGATAAGATACGTGACCGGCGCGTTGCGGAGCACGAGGCGCTGCTGCTTTTTGCCCTTCGCGGTGTAGACCTCATTCGTGTACGTTTTCTGCACGAAATGGCCGTCGTTCGGGTACGAATCCATGCCGGTCTTTCCGCACTCGCGCTCGATGAGATCCGTGCTGGCGTTTATGACGCGGGTAAGCACGACGTCGGAGTCGGCGTTATTGAGCTGGAGCCGGTCTTTGACGCGTTGAAGCGTTGTGAGAGCGTATGGATATACCTGTTCCTTGGAGGTCATATGTGCGAGGGGATTCCCTCGTGTCTTGGCTCTTACCTCACCGGAAGAGCCAAGGGAACGAAGGATCGAACTAGGTGTTCGACGTATTCGCGTCCGTCGGCAACTGTCCATTGTTGCCGATGACGATCTCAGCGACGAGAACGGTCGCCGGAGTGCTGCCACCCGTGATGGTGGGCGTTGCAACCGCACGAAGGTACTGCTTCCGATTAAGGTTGAGGCCTTCGATACGGGCGAGATTCTCGGCAGCGGCCGCATGGCAATCGAGCGTGAACCCGATCACCGCGCCCGTGTTGTCGAGAGCATCAGTCCAGTTGCCGGTCCCCGAGGCGCTTTCCTGCACCTTGAAGGCGACAGTAAAAGTCGCCGGCGAGCCAGTCGCGGCGGCTGCACGAGCATACAGCGCGGCGTTGTCGCCGCCCTGGGTGTTCACGCTGTTACCGTTTACAGCAACACCACTGGTGCTGTTGCTCTGCGGGTCAAGCGAGCATCCGCTGAGGATCTTAACGTTGTCATAAACGTTAGTGCGCATGATATTGGCTTGTTTGGCCCCTGCCTTCCCTCGACTTTAATCGGAAGGGACGGATCATGTTGTCGATGTCGACAAATTGATCCGACGGGCGGTTTATTACCCATCCGCGCCGGCCCGCGCTGAGGAATGTGCGCGAGCCGACACGGGGAACGCGATTAGGCGTGCGTGTACACGACCGTGAACGCTTTGGGGAGCACGACCACGAGGGCGTGCTTCTGCTTGCAGACGATGCCGCTCTGATCGGCGAGCGCGATCTCCTTACCGGCGAACGTTCCAGACTGGAAGTTGCCGATGCGGATTTCACCCTTATCACCGAACGCCATAGCCTTCAGATTGCCGAAGACCATGAACGGAGTATTGGCCTGGGAGCCGACGGTGGTCGCCGGGAGCCAGCGATTCGTGTAGACGTCATAACCGACCATATCGCCCGCAGGCTTGATCGGACCTCCACCGGGCGCATCGCTGAGCTCGCGTCCTGCGCCAGAAAGGAACAGGAATGGCAAGCCAGAGGTCGACGCCAATGCGGAGCGGATCGCTGCCCAGACGGTGCGGTGCATGTACCATGCAGAGCCATCGAGGATTGATTCCTCAAGCGTAGCGACGACGTTCGCGGCGTCAGTCACCGGGTTGAACGTGGCGTACGTAGTACCAGTGATGGTGTACGTATTCACGTTCGCGGTGTTGATGATGCCAACGAACGGACCGGCATAGACCGTGCCAGCGACGGTGCCGCCGCCGACGAAGCCCTGCTGATCGATCATGTTCGCGAGCGCTTCACCTGCCATAGCAAGGAGCCATTCGCCGAGCTGCACCGAGGCATCGTTCAAAAGATCGTTGCCAACGGTGAACGCGAGCTGCCACTTGCGGGCAATGAGGACCGCCTGACCGAACGTGAGTCCGGTGACGGTGCCCGGCAAGTCGACGCCGACGTAGGAGCCAGTGAGGAAGGAGCCGGTGTAGTTGGGGATGCCCAACTCGTCGGACTTCATCGGCCACTTCTGCGCCTGCTTCATGATCGTTCCGACCGAAGCCGCAATACGGAGGATCGCCGCTGCGATTTCCGGCTGCACCAGATAACCGCCGCGGTTGTCCTGATCTTCGATGAGCGCCTCGTTTGCCTTGGTCACAAGGCCGTCGATCGTGCTACCAGTCTTCGTCTCGAGAATGCGCATGGAACCACGGCGATCGCCGCGATACGACGCGATAATCTGAGCCGCGAAGTCCTTCTTCTGCTCGGAGGTGAGGCCGGTGCGATCGGAGCCAAAGATGGACCGTTCGACCGTCATGCGCTCAACTTCCGTGCGAGCGTTCTTCACGGAGATCTCCTCCATCTTGGGGATGAGGGACTTCTCCATGAAGTCGTTGAAGCCACTGGAGACGGTTTCAGATACCGCCTTCAAGATTTCTTCTTTGTTTTCCACTGTGATTGATGTGGGATAGGTCTACTTGCCACGCTGAGTGCGGGTGCCGATCTGTTCCTTGAACTGACGGAGCCCCTCAGTAATGGCAGAGTTGACCTGCCTCATAAGCCGCTGTCCGAAGAGGTAAGCGTCAAGCTCACCCTTCGCGCCGACTCCTGAGGTGCTCGACCTTGAGTTCAGGGCCTTCTTGTCCGGCTCGTCGCCGTCAGAAGTTTCCTCCCCTCCGCCACCCGAGGCAATAATGGCCTTCAGGGCCGCGGTTATCTCGTCCGAGTCTTTCCCATGCTCCGTATGGTGGTCCTCGATAGCCTTGATGACCTGCTGGATCGCGTCCTTATTCTTCGCGGAGATCGCGCGGCCAGCTTTGAGCTTGGACGCGAGCAGCCCCGTGGCCTTCGATTCGAGGCCCTTCATGAGGCCAACCGCCTCGTCGAGTAGCTTGTCAAAATCTGCGACCGCCGTTTTCTCGTCAAGGTAGGCGGAAGCGAACGCGTAGAAAATGTCGAACGCCTTATCAAGCTTCGTGTACTTCGCCGTGAGCTCGGCGTCTTCCTGTAACTCCTCTGCAACGGCGCCTTTCTCCCGCCACGAATAGAACTTTTTCTCACTGTCGTCGGCATCATCCTTCTCCTCACCTTCAACGAGCTGCTTATGTGCGGCAGCGTGGCGGTCAAGCTCGGTACCGACGGCCTTCGTGAACTCCTCGATCGATTTCTCATGCGTGTCGTCGCCATCCTCAGCGAGATCACCCTTGAACTCCTCGATGGCTTTGTCGATCGCCTTCACGTGTGTGAGGTGTTCGTTGGTCACCGCAGACTTGAACTCGTCGATGGACTTCTTCTGGTCCTCGAGCTCATAACCTTCGTCGATCGCCTTCATGCAATTCGTGAGGTGATTCTCCTGCTCGCCATCCACTGACTTCTCGAACTCCTCGATGGACTTGAACTCGTCGATCGATTTCGCAATCGCCTTGCTGTGGCGCTTGTTCTCTTCTTCGAATTTCTGGTTGAGGTTGTCGTTCATGGTTTCGGATTTTGCAGTCTTCGAGGGGATGCAGACGAGTGTGCCAGGATGATCGGGGTCGTCTCCGAGCGTTCCCGGTGTACCGTCGTCGAGCTCGCAGGAATCCCCAGCCTGCGGCGAATCGTCCGCCTTCTTCTCGTCGGCGGCCTTTTCGTAGAAGAAGCCTTTTACCACGAGGTCGCGCGTGTTCGTGCCAAGCCGCGCCACCTGGCGCAACGAGAGCGCGTACCGGCCCGCGGGAACGGGACAGAAGCTCACCTCGAGCAGCTCGCGCGTGCCGTCGTCATTTTGGATATAGCCAGGGGAAACCGCGCGGAGGATCTTCTCCTCATACAGCGCACAGGCGAGATCGGCATCGGCGCTCAGGCCGGCGGGTGCGAAATGCCCAGTGGCAATGGCCTTGTCGCCGTCGATCGTGATGTCATCGACAACACCGATCGGGAAGCCGGAATAGTTGTGCGCCCAGAGAAGGACTGGATTCTTCACGAAGTAGTCAAGAATCCACTTGGACTGGTCGAGCGAATCGCCCTGACGGTCCTCGTCGGAGGTGCTCATCACAACCTCAAAGCTCCGGTCTTCACCGGCCGCTTTGGTGCTCTCGACGAATTCCTTGATCTTTGGCGATGCGAGTTTGGAGCGAAGGTCTTCGGCGAGGGAAGTGGAGAATTGTTTGAGATCCTCGTTCATTCCCTGGAAGGATGTGTATTAGTACGGAAGCTGGTCGAAGCTGATGCTTACGCGGGTCGAGCTGACTTCAGTGAGCGCGGCGCCCGTGCCGTTCTGCACGTACACCGTCGCGGTGCCGGTCGCGCCGTTCGTCGAAGTGAGGATGCAGCCGGAGATAAATGCAGTCGTAGTCGCGATGCCGCCGCTGCAGATAGCACCAGTCGAAAGGCCTGCGGTATTGGGAACGGTGAGCGTGGTCGAGGCAGTCGAGGTCGTCGAGTTGAGCGGGCCAAGCGCGAGGCCGGCAGCCGGCAACGTGCCGGACGCGCTCACGTAGCTCGTCTGCTCGTTGTAGACGCTCGTACCGCCGACGTAGGTGCCGTTCGGCGCAACGAGCGCGAAGGAACCGATCGGGGTGATCGTGCCATTCGCCACGTTCGCGGTGAACAGGTTAGTCGGCTGAACGCCGCCGGCGAAATCGCCACCCAGCGAGGAGCTGAATTTATTGATAGCGTATCCACCGATCGCGCCTCCGACCAAGGCGACCACGGCGAACAACGCGATGAGTGTTTTGTTGTTCATGTCTTAATTCTAGGAAGTCAAGTTTTTTTGTCCATGTGCAGAACTTCGCTTCCGCTCGCGATCGCGGCGCGCCTTACAGTCGACGCATAATGGGCGATCAACGCCCTTGCGACGCGTGAGGCGATTCGGACACCCGGAACATTGCACCTCTTCATACTGTGTCGATTTGGCGCCGGATTGAGGCATATCAGTTGTTCGTTTTCGGAAGCGACGGCTCGACGATGATGGTGAGGCCTGACCACGTGAGGACCTCGTTTGATGTCCATGTGGCGACGACCTGGGCGAGGTAGGTTCCGGGAGCGGGAAAATCGCCTGATGAGACCTGATAGTGGCACGTACCGGCGGCTGCGCTGTCGATCGCAAAGTATCCGTTGAGGGTATCGAGGGTGTCGCTGGGATCTTGTGCCGACTGCAAGCGCATGGAGAGAACTGCGCCGGCAAGGTTGACGGCGTTACCGCTCGCATCGAGAAGAGTGAACGGGATCGTATAGCCATAGTCACCCTGAACGACGGTCTTCGGCTGAAGGATGCCTGGCGTGCGGGAGAGCTGGAGTGTGGTCATCGAGAATTGAACGAGAGGTCCAAAGATCGGGGGATAGCGCCGGGCCGCGTAGGTGTTCGCTCCGAGACCGGTGAAGCCATACATGGTCAGTTGGTTGTTTCGCAGAAAAGTGTCAGTGATCCATGAATCCAGTCCGAACAGGAGAAGCCCTCCCCATCCTGAGGGAGAGGAACATGTACGAATGCCGAAACGATCGGAAGGTTGCCGAAGAAGCTCGCGTATGGGTGATCGTAGTTGCGCCATCGCACATCAACGGTCTTTTGCGGAGCGAGGAAAGCCAGCGCCTGGAGGAGTGAAGGCGAATGATCGCTCCAGCGGGAGCTGACAAGAAGTTGGCGAGAGCCGAGATCCGGATACTGGTAGTAGAAGTATGCGACAAGGAGAACGCCGACGATTGCCGCTACGATGTGAAGCTTTTTCATAGTTTGTTATTGTGCGTTCAATTGGTTCCAGTATGTGCCGTCGTCATATAACTCGGTGCTCGAGCCTGGTGAGAGGATGTACCCAGTCGCAGAGGCGTTCGTGCCGATCTTCCAAATGAAGTCGGAGCCGGTCGGAACGATCGGTTCAGCCGTCGTGCCTCGGTTCTTGTAGACGACGTCCAGTCCCTGACAGGCGCTCACGGCGCACAGCGTACTCGTAACGGGGCCGGCGTTTACCGAGATCTGCCAGTGGCAAGAGGTCGCCGAGAGCGTGGAGCTGAAGGCAGTGATGCCCTCGCAGCCACCGAACGAGCCGGAGGTCTGAAGCGTCGTGGTCCCGGTACTGCCACTGCCGACGTTCAACGTCTTGTTGGCACTGAGTGTCATAGCGGTGCCACCGCCATTCGAGACGCTGTAGATATTACCGTTCGACATCATCCATCCGGTTTGCCAGCTCCCTTGGTTCGACGTGAGGCAGCCCGTTCCGACGCCAGTATTCACGCTCGGAACCGCGTTTCCGTTAATAAGATTGGTCACCGCGCCATTGAGGTTTGTGAAGTTGCAGATGGTGATTACGGCATTGCCGGAACCGATACTGTCGTTAGCGAACCGAGCGACAGAAGTCGCCGAGCCCGAGATCTCGGCGAAGACGCCCATCATCGTGACATGTGCGTCGAAGTTGACGAACTGCGCCGGCACGTTCGGCGAGCTGGTCGCATCGTTCTGGAATCCGCCGCCGATCTGGATGAAGTTTGTATTCGCGCTATTGTTCAGCCAGAGGAAATCGTACGCGCCGTAACTGGCGTAGCCTGGGTTCTCCTGATAGTCGCCAAGGGAGGTTATCGAATTGCCACCCTCGACGGCGCGCTGGCAATCATCGAAGCTGTTCCCAACGCTCGTCCCACCAGTCCATGAGTTTGTATTCCAATAGACGCACTTCACGGGTCCAGCGGCAATTGGCGGATCGAAGATGTCGTTGTACGAAAGGCCGTCCTGCTCACCCGAGTTGCTCCCGACGTCGTAGATGACACTTGTCGCGTTGTTGTAGATCATGTTGTGCTCGACGCGGAATTCCCACGTGTTCGCGCCACCTTCAATGCCGGTTCCCCAACCGTGAATGTCGTTGTCATGTACTAGCAGGCCTTCCGCTCCCTGCGAGCCTCCTGCAAAGATTGCCGTGGTCGTACCAACGGGGTTAGGGCCGATCAGTTCAAGGCCAGAGACACCATAGCCTGTGACGTGGCCCGCGCCGCTCGTGCCAGAGCCAGAGTTATAGGTGATCGCCTTGCCGGTGCCGGTGTAGCTCAATTTCGATGCACCACCTCCCACGCCAATGATGCTCGCGCGCTCGCCGTTCGTGTTGAAATTAATCCCCGTGCTCCACGTGAAGACGCCACTCTGAACGGCGGGGACGTGGAAGTTGGTCGAGCTCGCCGAAGACGATGCGGCACTATAAAGCCCCTGAATAAGCGCGCCGAACTCGGTGCCGGCGATGCTGGAGTTGATATAGAACTCGGTGTTGAGGTAGTCGATATTCGACGACGAGGTCGTGCTGCTCGCTGAGTACGACGCCGCGGAGATCGCGCCGGTCGCCGTCAGTCCGGCGAACGTCGGCGACGAAGTGGTGTTGATATTCTGTGGCGTGGAGAGCGTCACCGTGCCAGTCGGGTTCGAGACGTTGATCTGGCCGGCAGTCCCGGCAAGCGAGCCGACACCAGTGGTGATACCAGTCGCGCCGTTGAAGGTCGATACGTACGAGGTCGGGATCGTTGTCGAAGGCGCAAGGTTGGTTGTAGAAGCAAGGAAATCCGTGGCAGGGTGCGAAGCGGCCGTACCAAAGTTCCCGTTATACGTAGAAGTGGTGATGAAACCTGACCCGTTGGCGAGCTGATTGTTATTCGTCGGAATGGTCGTGGACGGTGCGTATGTCACGGTCCCGGTCGCGCCGTTGAACGACGTCACGCCAATGTTCGTGATTGTGGTCGTCGTGTTCGTCGTCGACGTCACCTGCGAAATGGAAATGCCAGTGCCAGCGCTGAACGTGTACGTCGCGGCAGTCGGGAAGGTGATCGAGCCGCAGTTCACGGTTCCCGAGGCGTTGACCTGGTTGACGAACTGGTTGGCGCTACAGCTCTGAACCTGGCCGTTATTGAGCGCGATGGAGATCGTGGTCGTCGCGCCCGATACCGTGGATGTCACACCGGTGCCGGGAACGATGCTGTAATTCGTCGCCTTATTGCCGTTCACCGTGGGCCATACAACGCCGAGCGAGCTCGACGTGATCGTGACGACGCCGGAGAGCCCGTTCACGCTGATCACCTTCGTCGTGCTCGAGGACAGGAAGTCGCTCGGGTTGAGGAGCTGCCACGTACCCGCCCAGTTGCCGGCATTGTTCGCGATGCCCGTACCCGTGATCGTGATGCCGCCGCTCGATGTCGACATGGTGCACGTTCCGGCGCAAAGGATGTACGCGGGCGTGTAGACGCCGCCGGAGGTACCTATGAGCACCTGTCCGGGTGCGGGGGCGGTTGTCGTGCCGGTGCCGCCGAGCGCGGGCGGATATGCCGCGGCGACAGCATCGACGGCATAGAGCAATCCGAAGAGCGCAAGGACCGCGGATACGGCAACGAGGAATCTTTTCATGGTTGTTATTGATATTGGGCTTTATGTGGTTGGCCTGAGAGCGAGGCGTCTGGCGGGACTATATACGTAATCGTAGTGCCACTGATCGTGTAGTCAATACCCTGAAGCTGCGGCTGGCGCGCGAGCGAGAGCCCTACGGAGTTCGCGTCGTATGGCGTGATTCCTCCATGAAGCGTGAACGTCGTGTTCACGCCGTCGATCGTACCGTCGACGTCCACGAACCTCCA